ATTGATAAAATTCGTGGACCATTTTTTGTGAAGTTGGTTCATCTACTTCAAATATTTCGCGGTACACGTATCTATATTTGGGTTTACTCCACAATTTATGAACTTGACTATGGTGTTTTGCCATGGGGAATAGAAATTTTACTAAGACTTCATCGATATCAATTGCGACCCTGTTCATTTATTTATTACAAACATTATTCATAATCTCTAATTACAACACCCACAGGGAATCGGGGAACACCTAATGCCGTCAGGTTTTGGAAACGCACAGTGAGCATCTTCCCAATATACTTTTTATGGTTCTTGTAGTCCTCCTCACGTTGGATGATGGTACCCTCGGGTCTGACTGTGAATTGCTGACCATCTTGGGTTTTACAGACCCAAACAACTGCGTCTGCGTCACGACCATGACCAGTTTTGGCACCAGTGATTTCATATTCCTCAGTCTGGAAATCCTTGTGCTTGAGGAGATAGTTGCTTCGCTGACCAACCTCGTATACACTGAAGCGGTCACGGATCATGGTACCTTCATGTCCTTCTTCAACATGCTTCTGATGCATGAGAGGAAGATCCTTCTTGGATTTTACGAGCGTCGTTTTGACATATTCGTAATGAGGATTGTAGATAGAATCCTTGACATACTCCCAACGTTGCTCGAATGTCATCTTATCCCTGGCAAGGGCTTCAGCTTTGAGATCAAAGAAATCGAAGACGTGGAATTTGAGCTTCAGAGGGTCAGTCTTGAAAGTGCTGGTAAGTTCCTCAAAGTTGAGGTTAGGGTCAAAGGCTTCACCATCAACGTATTGACCTGGGCCAAGACCCTTACCAAGAACCTCAGTTCCGGGGATGATCTTCCCAGTTCTTGAGATGCCACCATCTTTGGAGACGAGTAGACGAACACCATCAAGTTTGGGTTGGACGTAGAACGGCTCAGAGATGTATTTCTGGCGATCTTCCCATTTGTTAGCGAGCATAGGCAACACTTGGTTGCACTTGGTATGCTCATTGTTCCACATGGTTTGAGCTCTCTTGAGAGCCTTTTCATAACCAGTCTTGACGTTGGTTCGTGATTCAGAAAACTTGTCACTCCCCACGATACCAGAGATTTTCACAATGTCCGCAGTTCCATCCTTCAAGTCCTCAACTTTGATGTCAATGTAGCGGTCGCGGTTGTGCTTGTCTCGTTTGATAAGGCGTTCCATTATAGGAGTAATTAATTTCTCAACTTTAAATAGATGTCTGGATTACCAGTTATTAATTACGCTAGAATGGAGCGACTTAGGCCTCCAGAAAGCACAACGTTGCCTTTAAATTTAAACACGTTTTGTATAATATTTATAATTCTATGTGTACTAGCTCTATATCGACACGCTAATAAACTCACTCAAGAGCGTGAACGATTCCATACTTGAGGCAATCTTTTGGGGAAAGGTAAATATCCTTTTTCATGAGCTTATTTAGCTTTTTCTCAGGAATCTTAGTCTTTTGGAGATACATCTTCTTCAAATTTTTCATAAAAGCCTCTGTTGATTTCAACTCGTGTTTAAGTTCCTGAAAATTACCCCATAATTCTGTAGAGATTTGGTGAATGAGGACGTATGCATTCTTCCCCATGAGGCGTCGAGATCCACCGAGAAGCATGAAGGTGGCTGCACTACAACAAGAACCTTGGGCGATGGTAACAATCTTTACACGAGATGATTCAAGAGTGTTCATCATTGTCATACCAGCAAAGATGTCTCCACCTTCACTCATGATATGAACCCTAATTAGGGGTTCGTACCCAAAGAGTTCAGCCTTTTTTTTAAGAAGTTCGATCTCCAACTTCTTAAATTTCTCAACGAAATCAAGAGCGTTTTCCCTGTCCACATCGGCATAGAATAAAATTTCGTTCCCAATAACCTTAACATATTCTTCAGATTCAGGTTCTTCATCTTTCGTAGACATTCTTCAAAGTCTTCTTTACTTTTGCAACGTCTCGTGGTTTTAACTTGTTTCCAGAAGCGAGGTGATTGATCACGTCGAAATCTTGAGGTGTAATTTTATATTCAATAAGTTTACTTAGGTCTCCTTTTTCCGCGTATTTCTTCAAAAGACACAATTCTTCAATCCCCAATCCCATTCTCGATTTTTTCTTTATCTCTTCGTATTTTTGTTTACGCATTCTATAATTTCCTAGTTTTGTCCAACAACTACCGGGTCTAATTTTATCCTTCACGAGAGGTTCACCTAAACACTTCTTTGGTATCGTGAGGGCGTGCAAGACAAAATAAGGCATAAGGTTCCAGTTACCGCTTTGATATATATGATTGTCGTACGAATCAGCTTCTGAAAACGAACTCGTACACGCAACCACATCTACACCATTCGAATTAATGTAATTCTCCTGAAAAATATCCCACATGTGTCCATGTTCGTGTATACTATCATGAATAGGTATAGGGTTAGGATCCGATAACACGTCGGCGATAAATTCTTTTGGTGTTTTAAAGTCGTCGATTTCATCATAACCTTCTAGGTATGTAAAAAAATTACGAATGTTACCCTTACATCTATACGCTGCGTGTTCAGCTTTGGGTCCCTTTTCGTTTGTGAGTCTCAACAGTGTATCTGGTTTATGTTTGGGTATAAACACGGTTTCAAAATTTGGATACATACACATACTCACGGAAGTTACTATAAGTGATGCACGTGTTAAAGGTCTACCATCTGAAACCTGTTCTATTATTGGTTTGAAAACTGGATCATAGTCTTCAATAAATACATATTTCGAAGAAGGTTTGATAAATGTCAAAAAAGGTGATTTACTTTTTAAATGGTCCGTTCGTAATTCAACATGATTCAGATCTTTTAACACTTCTTTAAGAATATATGTTTTTCCAATTCCATATCCCCCACATATAAACACATTTTTTCTTTCATTTAAATAGCGACGAATCAATTCAATCTGTTTGGTGTGAATAGTTTCCACGGTATTTTCAGCTTCTTTTTTTTGTGGAATAATTTTAATGAAGGAATCCATTGATGATCTTACTAATCAGGCCATAGATTTAGTGCTCGAAAATGACGCACTACATAAACGTATCGTAGAACCTTTAAAAAGGAAAATTTTACCATACGTTGCATGTGGAGTTGTTACCAATGTGGTCATGTTTATTCTTTTGGTGTACCTTGCTCGACGTCTGTCTCTTCTTCCTCTAACTCCTCAACTTCATCTAGATTAACTTCTTCTTCGGATTCACTCGGTGGTGGTGTTTTTGATTTAGAAAAAAATTTACCCACGCGCTCGAGGGGTGTATCTTTAGTTATAGCTTCGATCGGTTCAACAGTTTTGGGAAGTTTGAGAATTGGGATTGAACGCACATTAAGAATTTCAGGTTTTGTAAAAATATTATCGAGTGGGTATTCTTTATCAAAATCTGTCATTATTTGTTTAGGAATTGATGGAGATTGTTCGAGAAGCCTGTCGTATTCAGTCTTACAGTCTTCAACAAATTTCAAACCATCCTTCTTACGTTCATCACGTGATATCGCCAACATGAGTCGAATATTCCTAGATAATAGACCATGAGCTAACGCCGCAGTTCTATGATTTTCCATTAATTCGTTAATTTTTAAGAATTGCATTATAGTCGCAATTAATCCTGCAATTAAATTCAAACCACCTATAACCGATGGTGCAGCGGGTTGAATACTAGGGGGAAGTGTAGACTGTGCAAAGTTAGCCGTTCCTGTAATAGTTGAAAGTACAATGACAGGTAAAGTAAATTTCATACTCAGATCTTTATAGAGTAAAAATGATCTGTGATGCATAAACCTATAACATGCACAGGCCTCACCCCATTGTCGTAATATAATTTCGTGCTGATCATTCCATACAATTTTTTCTTTTACCATTGTATATTAGATATGAATATTATATTTATGATTCATGTTGTATTTTTATTGGCTATTTTAATAGTACCATTCACCAATAATAAACGAAATCTAGAGTTTTACTCAATGGTTATTCCCTTTATTTTTTATCATTGGTCGGTGAATGACGACACATGTGCATTGACTCAAGCGGAAATGATGGTTACAGGTAAACACAAAGATGAGACATTTATGGGGAGACTTGTTGGTCCTATATATAAGATGGAAGAAAACCAAGTCAACAATATGACGAAAACTATGTTTTTCGTTCTTTGGGCATTTGTTCAGTACAGACTTGGACATTTTGATTTATTTTTTGAGGACGTAAAAGAAATACTTAAAGGAAAAAAAGTAAAGTAAAGTAATATGGATACGAAACTTAGAGCAGAAATTAAAAAACTTATTTATAATCGTGATTTGTATCACGCAAATTATGTTGAAGAATTTGAAGATTTCGAAGAAAAAATAAGAAGGTTGGGTGTACAGATTGATAAATCTGATTCCGAAGTTAAGAAGCAAATCCTTAATAAACAGAAATTATATTATGAGAGACAAATTGAAAAAATTGATAAAAATTTAGAACATACGACAAATGTGATTAATGGTAAAATTGATTACTTTGAAGAACAGCTTCAAAACCTGGAAAAGGAAAAACATTCTCTCGGGTACAATGTCGAAAAACTTAAAAAAGCACTCGAGAGACGTAATACTAATGAAATTTTTGATATGTTTGAATACGTTACAAACGCGATTGTTATTATAAATGAAGATCGTAAATCTACTTCTTCGAAAGCTGATGAACCTGTTTAATGAATTCCTTGTTACGTCGAATCTTAGGGTCGGCAGCGATGAGACGGAGAAGGGCCGCTGTTGGTATTTTTGGGCTATTACCTGAAGGCTTAGGAGTTTTCTTTAATTTCTTCTTAGCGTTCTGGATTTGTTTGGTAGTTGGCATTATACTATATAACAGCAAAATTTTTCCTCACCTATAAGTATATGAAGAATAGACAAAAGATTCAAATAATGACTCTGACTCTTGTTATACTTGTCGGAATATTAGCCTATAACTGGTACAACCCCAAAGTTGTTGAGATTCCAGTAGAAGTGGCTGTTCCTGTCCAGGCACGTCCGGTCCAGACACGTCGCCCACCCGTCAGGGAACCCGAATTTAGGGGTCCGCCCATCAAACAGTATAAACCCGGTCACATGCAACAAATGGGCCTCATCACGAATGGTGACGAGACTCTCCCTCTCTATGGTAAGGAGGTACGTGGGCGCCGCGATCGTTACAACTACTATACCACCACTGGGGGTGAGAACCTCTACCCCATATCTGTCAGTCACAATGCGAGAGATTGCATGGAGGACATTGGATGCCAAGAACTATACGGAAATGAAACAGTCGCCGTAATGGGAAAGACTGGTTCATTCACTGTAAATATGTACAGGACTGATGATTTCTTTTAAGCTGCGGGTTCCTCAACGGGCTCCTCAACGGGCTCCTCGGCGGGTGCGGCCTGCTTAACACGTTTCTGTACGTCATTTATAAGTGAACTTGTTTGACTAGAAGAACAGCATGCCGAAAGAGCACAAGCTGCTAATATAGGGGGTGATTTTACAGGTATCTTCATTATACCCATAAGGCCCATCACTGAACAAAGTAAGCATGCGATTGTGAAACCGAGTTGGGTATTACCCATGGGTTCACCTGACGTCTTAAATAGATTTCCAAGCATCTTTACTATAGTTCAACAAAAATTATTTCGTAGACTATCGTATTCCCTCGTCAGAAATCCGGTATTTCCAGATATTTTTGCCTTTGTCCTCAATAATTCAACTACTGTGTCCTCATCGAGATGTTTAAGAAAATCCACCTTCACCTCGATGTCGTCAAGTTGATGAGATTCTTTTTTCCCCTGTACATACGGCCACGTATGTTTTCGTAATGACGCGAGTTCTTCCTCGAGTTTTCTAATTCTTGGAAGGAGAATTTTATGAATTAACACCTTAAGCTGATGTGCTTCACTCATAATACCGTAAGTGCGTTTTTTATCTTTATACACAATAAGATGTCACTCCCACAAGGTAAGCGTGAATTTATAAGAAAATTAGTAGCGGGTTTGGATAATCTAATGGAAATTACACAAATTGCAAATCAGATTGGGATTAGCCCGAGAAACGAAATAGAAGAATTTATAAAAAAACATTTTCTTGTTCAAACTGATACGGGTGAATATAGTGTAAACAAGGTTGCATTCCGTATGGGTGTCCAGGCCCTAGATTTTGATATATTATCCAAAGTACTGATGCATCTAGATAAACTAAAAATTAAACTTAAAAATGTATTTAATAGGGCGAATGTAAATCCACTTTATTTTGATCAGGAAGGTATGTTATACGCCAGACTTATTGAGACAGGTGAGCTGAAGACTTTTCTTGATCTGATTTTATATTGATTTAATAATCTCAACCAATAGTAGATGCAGTATCTTGAATTAAAAAACAAGGCTAAAAAGCAAGGTCTTCGGGTCACCAAAACTGTCAAGGGTAAACGTGTGAAGCTCTCAGCTAAGGAACTTCGCACCAAAATTAAGATGAACTTTGATAACAGTGTGAAAAATGCACAAAGAGTTATCAGAGTGTGTCAAACTATAGTTGCTCCAACCGTGGTTCGTGCGGGTATTCCTCCCCCACCTCCTCCTCCACCCCAACGGCGACCAGTCGTAAACGCTCGACGCGCTAAACTCATGGCTGAACTGAAAAATGTCCTTAAGAAGAAAGGAATGGCGGCTTAGGAATTATTCTAAAATTGTGAATTTCGCACTGATATCCGTTGCACAAGCAGTTTGCTCCCCACCCGTAATAGCTCGAGTCTCAGATAAATTTAACACTTGTTTAGTATCACCTTTTATATTAGATTTAGTACGTGTCTCCCCAAATAAAGTGTATGACAGTGAATCTAAATTTAGATTCTCAAATTCAAGGCAACAACTAGGGACTTCACCTCGACTTAAAATCGATGATGAAACATCATCGATTTTTATATCAGCACTTAAATCCATAGTTGTCGAATGCAAGCTATAGAGTACATCCCCCCCACATGAATTAGGTTGATGTTGTTTTGTTAATTTATAAAATAAAGGTTTACTTAATTTTGGTTCCGCCGCATCCGAGGATACCTGATCCGCACGAACGTCCTTATCTTTCGTCTGAATAAAAAGTAAACCCCCTGCAGCAGTAGAAATACATGACATGAAGACTACACCAATTGCGATAGCATCCATATTAATGTATATTGATATTAAAAAGGAGGGTGGCCTAAATTAGTCTTTTGTAACAGCAATTGATTTGAAGCTGGTACACTTTTGGCCTGATGGACCACCTAGGGTTATTTTGACACCACCTTTGTCCTCCTTTGAATATGTAACAACTTTAAAACCTTTTGGTACGATGATAGATTTAAACGCAGATCCTGACGTACTTACTTCTTCATTTTCTTTTATTTCATCCATAACCCCTTTATAGTCACATTCATCGAAGATAGTGACATAAGGTGCAGCCTTCTTCTCAGCTATAAATTTCCTCTTCTGTTCTTGTTTGAACATGTAAAATCCACCTCCCACTGAACTCATGAGAGATGAGAAGGCACAGGCCATAAGAACTAAATCACCCATATTATAATATAAGTAGATTATAATATGGCTGCTATTGCTGTTGTACTAGGACTTTGCTGCTGCTCTTCTTTTTCCGCTGCAGGGGGTTGGTTTGGTGGGTTTATCCCAGGGACCGAACCCAATTTCAAAAAGGAAATGAAAGCTACCGAATGGAAGGAGATCGTCGATGAGATGAAGGTCATGAACAAAAAGAATAAGGAAAAAACGAAGGAATTCGAAAAGGGTGGTCCGGGTGGCGCGGATTTATCTGCGGAAGAACGCCAAGAATTGATGGATGTGTTGAAAAACCACATGCAGGAACTCCGTAAATCTGAAACGTGTAAGAAGGTAAATGAATTGATCGATGGCACTCGAGAAAATAACAAGTTCAAGAATACCCTATCTGCTTACCCGGATGATATCATTACACTTGGTGGTTCAAAACGTAAACATGAGGTATGGGAAAGTGCGATTGGACTAGACGACGACTTTCCTAAACATGAGTTTGATGGTGCTTTGGCAGTGTGTATAGCGACTGATGAGGAATTTCAAGAGTTCAAAGAAAGGTAATACCAAACCTCTTAGACATGAACTTCTCAACACCCTGAAACGTAGGAAAACTCCAGAGGTACCAACGGGACCAAAAACCAGCCCCGCTGATACCGCTCATCTTCCAATTCTCTTTGTCGCTCCGATCGACATTTAACATTTTTGTTTGGATCTTCTTGGGATCTCGTTCTTCTATGGTTTGTCTGGGTACATGACCCCCATGACGCAACACATAGGAACGCATACGTGAAGGATTCTTGTGTTTGGTGTAGTCGGAATATCCACTGGCACCAAAGTCAACAGTCCTGCCGTCTTCTAAGACAGCCCTGAACTTCTTTTTAGGGTTAGGGCTACGAGTTATCTTGACGCGCATACTTATATTTACTGAGATTTTTACTTACCACAGCAGCTGTACCCCTCCTTCTTAGCTTGGGGAAGGAAGAAGAGCTTTTCGGGGCCACGCTGGACACGGTAGAGGTGATCATACATGTGGAGGAGACCAACGGTCAGCGCAAGGCTGGCGACGACGACACCGTTCATCTTGCGCGCGGTGAAGGCATAGCCCGCGATGAGCGCGACGAGAACCATCTGGACGATGGTAAGCTGGGGGAGAGCGGGCATGGAGAAGCGAGACTTGGTGGTCGCAACCTCCTCGGTGGGCTTGGGCTCGGCATACATGGACTTGGGATATCCGGGCATTTTTATTATCTACTGAGAAAATAATGTGGCGGTTTATGTTTGTGCCCATACTGATGGTCCTGTATGATTATGTAAAACCACCGGTTGACCACCTTTACTTTTCAAATGTGTGGCGACCACTCCTCGGTATACAAAATACATTTCGAGAAATAATTAAGTGTCTACCGGAGTATGATGTAAAGAATTATCCTGGTCTTCTTCTATTGAAACTCCATTATCCTAAATTACGTGAAGAGTTTGAGAAAGTTTCATCAACTCTAGAAAAGACGTGGTACCATGATACTAACCCATGGTTTGAAAAGAATGATGGATACTATTTTTATAAAGCTGAACAATTCCCACTCCTAAATAGTCTCATTCGTCAAATACCATGTATAAATACAGAGGGTGCTTCATTTGCGGTCATAGAGGGTCCCATGGTCTTACACCCACATCGTGCTGAATCAAATGAACTCCTACGATATCAGTTGACTATACACGGTGATGGGGATTGTAGCCTGTACACGGATAAAGGTCGGTACGTACACAAAGAGGGTGAAGATATCCTCTTTGACCACGCGAGATACCATGAACTTCTAAAAATTGGAGACGGTCGAAGGGTTGTACTCATCTTGGATATTCACAGGTGATTGTGACACACTGCTTCATACATATCACTCCCACCGATAAGTTCTAGGGTTTTGTCTTTGACAATTCTCTTGGTAAAAGGTCCCGGTGTTCCATCATTACAATGCATACACAACGCTGAAAGTTTAGTTACGTCACTCGCGAGAGGGATACAATCGATGAGTTCACCAAACTTTCTTTGAAAACAGTCTCCATCAAGACCTGCGATAATAATCGATTTTTCTAGGTATAAACACCCTTCTATGAATTTTTTGAGTCTGGGAAAGAATTGTGCTTCATCTATGGCTATTATATCAGCCCGCTCAAATTCATCCGTATCGATGATATCAAATAGGTCATACACTTTGTGGCAATTAAACTTAACATTGTCATGCGTTTTGAGAACTTCTTCAGGTGATCTGGTATCTTTCGCCGAGTTGACAATCATGACTTCCTTACCTATGACTTTTAGACGCTTAAGTCGACGGATAAGTTCGGAAGTTTTACCGGAAAACATATTCCCCATAATAATCGAAAGTCCCATCTCAACTAATTATTATAATATTGTATTTTTTATATGGGTGAACTTCACAAATGTATCTTCAATGGCCACAAGGGGTACTACAATCCTAGGACAGGTCGTGTCAGGTTCGGAAAATGCATCTATCCCAATATCGCTTCGGCTATAAAATATCTCAAGACAAAGTAAGATGAACAGATTTGTCAATTCCACAGTTCTTACTACGTCATTATCTTATATCCTAACAAATATCCAGAACCGTTCAAATTTTAGAAAGGAATATGTCATACCACTTATAGCTCTTTTAATGACAAAATATATTGTTGGTGATTTCGACACGGGTTATACCTGGACATTGAATGATATTATTTTCGTTTCGTATGTTTTAGTACTATCATATGCGGTAGTAAGATTTTCTAAGTAAAAGGTAAGATGCCTCTCACAGATGCTCAAATTACTCGAAAAGTTGGGCAACTGCGTAGAACAGAAGGTCAAATCTATGCACCCCT